AACCAAGATGCCATTTGATCTTGAGTTCTTCAACAAGATTACCAATGGAGGTGTTCCCAACAAAACACTAAACATCATTCTAGCAGGGACTGGTGTGGGTAAGTCTTTGTTCATGTGTCATCATGCTGCTGCGTGTTATGCTGCGAACAAGAATGTTCTATACATTACTTGTGAGATGTCAGAAGAAAGAATTGCAGAGAGAATAGATGCTAACCTCATGGATATTACCTTGGACGAACTGAAGATATTACCCAAGGCATCCTATGAAAAGAAGATACAACGAGTCACCAAGAACATTCAATCAAAGATGATTGTGAAGGAATACCCAACTGCAACTGCAAATGTCCAGCACTTCAGAACACTACTGGAAGAATTGAAACTGAAGAAGAACTTTGTTCCCGATGTGATATTCATCGACTATCTAAACATCTGTGTATCCAGTAGATTCAAGAATGGCAGCAACATCAATTCATATACGATGATCAAGGCTATTGCAGAGGAACTGAGAGGTCTAGCAGTAGAGAAAGACATTCCGATCTTTTCGGCAACACAAACAAATCGAAGTGGTTTTGCCAACAGCGATGTTGGTCTCGAAGACACCTCCGAATCTTTTGGTTTGCCAGCAACAGCAGACTTCATGTTTGCTCTCATCACAACCGAAGAATTGGAAGAACAAGGACAGATTCTTGTCAAGCAGTTGAAGAACAGATACAATGATGTCTTCACAAACAGAAAGTTTGTTCTCGGTATCAACAGAGGAAAAATGAAGTTGAGTGATGTAGATAACTCCACTGTCAATCTTCAAGGAAGTAATCAAGAAGAAACAGATATGTCGTGTGGAGTTGGATTTGATGGTAGAAACTATGACGAGAAATTTGCCGCGAATCGAAGTAAGATTCGAAATCTAAAGGTATGAAAGGCATACAATGAGAAGAAACGACAACAACACAAGAAGCACTCCAGAGAAGTATTCGCGAGAGTGGCAAGAAGAGTATCGAATGTGGTATGAGAAGTGGCGACGAGATAGTTGGAACAAGACGTTTAAAGATATTCGCAAGAGAAGAAAGAACCGATGATAATGAGCGAAGTCTGGATCGACAAAAAGTTTGTCAACTTTCTTTCGGGTTCACTCGAAAAGTTCTCTTGGAAGAAAGAGAACTTGGCTAACTTTCGTTGTCCCTTGTGTGGAGATTCAAAGAAGAACAAGAACAAGTGTCGTGGGTTTTTATACGAGTCAAAAGGATCATACTACTTCAAGTGCCACAACTGCGCAGTTTCCATGTCCCTCTATAGTTTTCTAGAGTCATACTCACCAGCACTAAAGGCAGAGTATCAGATGGAAAGATACCGAAGCAAAAGAGATCCCAAGAAAAGAAGAGTGGAAATAAAGTCAACAGGAACAGAAGAGATGTTTAGAAAGAAACGAAAGGAAGTGGTAACGTCAAAATACCTGAAGCCATTGCTTGATCTAGAATCAAAGCATCCTGCTAGAATGTTTGCCAAGATGAGAATGATTCCGAAAGACAAGCAGAGTCTTCTATACTTCACAGAAGACTTTGGTAGGTTTTCCAGAGAACTAACAGGTTCAAAAGCAGACTGTGGTGCAGAGCCAAGAATAGTGATTCCCTTCTTTGATCGAGAAGGCAACATGGTTGCTGCACAAGGAAGATCTTTGAATATCAATTCAGTGAGAGGTAGTGCTGAAGGCTCAAAGGAAAACAACAAGAAGTTTCTTCGATACATCACAATCAAGAGTGAAGGTCTTCACGACAAACTTTGGTTTGGACAGTGGAGAGCCGATCCAAACAAGAAGATTTACATTGTCGAAGGACCACTCGATAGTCTTTTTCTTGACAACTGTATCGCAATGGTTGGTGCTTCTGGTATTGACAACATTCCTCCACATCTACGAGGGACACCCGGAGTATATGTTCTCGACAATGAACCGAGAAATGAACAAATCGTGAAGTTGAATCAAAAACTTGTTGACATGGGAAAGAATGTCTGTATATTCCCTGAGACAATGCGATACAAAGATATCAACGATATGATTTTAGGTGGTTACACAAAGAAGCAGATACAGAAGATCATAGACGATAACACATTCAGTGGATTAGAAGCAAAGGTTAGGTTGAATCAATGGACAAAATTATAAAGAAGGTCTTAGACAAAGGGCATGTTACTTTAGTTGATTACATGGGAAGTGATCTTTCCGTGTGCAATGCTGCTAGAGTTTCCTTTGCAAACGAAAGCGATTGGGATATAGATCAAGATGCCGTTGAACGACTGAGTAGGTCAGGATCTTCTTATCGAGAGGAAGATGTTCGTAAACTATCAGTCCGTGATGAAAAACTTATTGGGTATTTGGCAAGACATAACCACTGGACACCATTCGCACACCCACAGATCACCTTGCGAATCAAGGCACCGGTTTCAATTCGCACACAATTTTTTAAGCACAAGCAAGGCTTCGTGGAGAATGAGATATCCCGCCGCTACGTTTCGTTTGAGCCTGAGTTCTACACTCCAGAGTGGAGAGGAAAGCCAAACAACGGAGCAAAGCAGGGGAGTGATGGTTTCTTGGAACTTGACAAGTCATTCACTTTACCTTACCATGATGCGATTGAGCAGTGCAAGAAGGCTTATACTAAACTGCTCAACTGCGGAGTCGCACCAGAACAAGCAAGATTTGTTCTTCCACAAGGAATGTATACCGAGTGGTATTGGACAGGATCACTAGCCGCGTATGCTAGATTCTATAGTCAAAGAATAGAAGAACATGCACAATGGGAAATCAGAGAGTATGCAAAGGTCATAAATGAACTTCTACAACCACTGTTCCCGGTGTCGTGGAAAAACCTTACTACATAAAAGACACACAAAGGAAAACATAATATGAGCAAACTACCTACTCTCTATCAGGATTTTATACATTTGTCTAGATACTCTCGTTGGATTCCTGAACTCAACAGAAGAGAAACTTGGAGCGAAACTGTAAAGAGATACTTTGACTTCTTCGAAGAACACCTGAAGTCAACACATGAATATGAAGTGTCATCAAAGGAAAGAAAGGAACTGGAAGATGCCGTGATCAATCTAGAGATCATGCCTTCCATGCGAGCCTTGATGACAGCAGGAGAAGCACTTCGAAGAGACAATGTTGCGGGTTACAATTGCTCGTATGTTGCAATCAATAGACTCAGAGCATTCGATGAAATTCTTTATGTTCTAATGTGCGGAACTGGTGTTGGTTTTTCTGTGGAGCGAGGAGAGATTGATCTTCTTCCAACCAACGCAGAAGAGTTTCACGAAACAGATACAACCATTGTTGTTGCAGATTCGAAGATCGGTTGGGCAAAGGCATACAAGGAACTACTATCACTTCTTTCCAATGGACAAATTCCAAAGTGGGATGTGAGTAAGGTTCGTCCTGCTGGTGAACGTCTTCGAACCTTTGGTGGAAGAGCATCTGGTCCAGAACCTCTTGTCGATCTTTTCGAGTTTACGATTAACACATTCAAGAAGGCTGCTGGTAGAAAGTTGACAAGCATTGAATGTCACGACATCGTTTGCAAGATTGCAGAGATCGTGGTTGTCGGTGGTGTCCGTCGTTCTGCTTTGATTTCTTTGTCTTCTTTGATGGATGATCGAATGCGAGAGGCAAAGAGTGGACAGTGGTGGATGAGTGAACCACAGAGAGCCTTGGCAAACAACTCGGCAGTCTACAATGGAGGTCCAACTGACATAGGAACCTTTATGAAGGAATGGATGTCTCTGTATGAGTCCAAGAGTGGTGAGCGAGGAATCTTCAATCGAAACAGTGCAAAGAAGCAATGCAAGCGAATTGCAGAGAGTAGAGGCAATGGTCATGTTCACCGAGATTCAGAACACAACTTTGGAACAAACCCTTGTAGTGAAATCATTCTACGAGACACAGAATTCTGTAATCTGACTGAAGTTGTCGTTCGAGAAAACGACACAATAGATTCCCTCAAGAGAAAGATTAAACTCGCAACTATACTTGGCACTTGGCAATCCACACTAACCAACTTCAGATATCTCTCTTCTGGTTGGAAGAACAACTGCGAGGAAGAAAGACTGCTCGGTGTTTCCCTCACTGGCATCATGGATTGTGAAACAACAAGATGCACAGACAATCTAGACTTCCATCTTCAGGAGATGCGTAAGGTTGCAGTAGATACAAATAAGAAGTATGCTCAGAAGTTAGGCATTCCACAATCAGCGGCTACAACTTGCGTAAAGCCAAGTGGAACCGTCAGCCAATTGGTAGATGCCGCTTCTGGTATTCATGCTCGACACAACGATTACTACATTCGAACTGTTAGAGCAGACAACAAAGATCCTTTATGCCAGATGATGAAGGACAAAGGGTTTCCACATGAACCATGTGCAATGAAGCCCGATAACGTGACAGTCTTTTCTTTTCCGATTAAAGCACCAGCAGGCTGCGTTACTAGAACTGATATGACTGCTATAGAGCAATTGGAACTTTGGTTGCTCTATCAAAAGTATTGGTGTGAACACAAGCCATCCGTGACTATCACAGTGAAAGAACACGAATGGATGGAAGTTGGTGCATGGGTATGGAAGCATCTTGATGATATCTCTGGTATATCTTTCCTACCTTTTTCTGATCATGTGTATAAGCAAGCACCGTATCAGGACATCGACGAAGAGACATACATAAGAGAACTCGCTAAGATGCCAACGGACATTGATTGGTCTGCACTGGCAGAGTATGAAAAGCAAGACAACACATCAGGATCTCAAACCTACGCATGTAGTGGAGATTCCTGCGAGGTAGTTGATCTTACTTAAACAAGGAGAATGATATGATTAGAATGTTTACTAGTGTAATGATTTTGGGCATGTTTGCAGCACCTGCTGTTGCTCAGGATGAAATCTATAATGATGCGATTCAGCAAGCACAATTGCAAACTGCATTGAATCAACCATCAGTTGATGTTGGTGGATTTATTCAAACAGGTTGGGAGTATTCGAATGGTGGTGGTCTTTCTACGGAGAATGGTTTCTTTGTTGAGAGAGCAAGAATTAATATCAGTGGAGATCTAGCAGATGAGACAGTATCGTATCTCGTCAGTGGTGAGTGGAATAATACTTCAAATAATTTTAACCTTCTTGATGCCTATGTTGATTTTAGGTTGTTCGATTTCGGAGTATTCGAGACTGGCTCAACCGTCCGAATTGGTCAGTTCGTTCCCGACTTCTACGGAGGATTCGTTGACGATCCAACCAAACTTACAACCTACAACTATAGCGTCTCAGCCCTTACCTTTGGTCAGGGAAGAGGACAAGGTATTCAATTCAGTAGAGGATTCGGAGAAAGTCTTCGAGGAAGTTTCTTCTACAACAACGGATTCG